TTAAAGTTTTATTTGTTAAAGTTTGAACACCATTTAAAGTTACATCACCTACATTAGATGGTGTAACAACTGTAAATACAATATTAACAGAACCAATAGAACCTGAGTTATCTGTAGTACATAAAAATATTTTATCTGCATTAGATGAACCTTCTTGAACAATAACTAATTGTCCAGCAAGTTCTGCAACAGTATTGTAATCTGTATTTCTTGAAGCTGCACCACTAGCTACTACATCATAGATACCATTTTCAGTAGCATCTGTTTGATCTTTTACTAAAACTTTATTGCCTGTAGCAAGTGTAATACCATCTAGTGTATCTCCATTTTCTAAAGCATTTGTTAAATTAATATTTCCTGTTGTTGCTACTCTTGTAATAATTCTTGTTTTTAATCCTGTAACTAAATTATCTACATAATTTTTTGTTGCAGCATCTGAACTAGCAGATGGTGATCCTAATCCTGTAATTGTACCACCAGATATTGCAACACTATTTGCAGCTTGTGTTGATATAGTACCTAATCCTAGTGATGCTCTTGCAGTTGATCCTGTTTCTGCAACCCAAGTTGAACCACTACCAACAATAAAATTACTATCTGTTGTAGCAAGATTTCCGATTGCAGTTAAGTTTGCATTAGAAGCACCTTTAGCATCTAGTTGATCTTGAATATTTGAGCTTACACCATTTAAATAACCAAACTCTGTATTAGAGATTGTACCATCATGTATTTTTGTAGTATCTATAGCTGCACTAGCATTGATGTCCGCATTAACAATTGCACCATCTGTTATTTTAGCAGAAGTAATTTGTGAGTCTGCAATCTTAGCAGTTGTGATTTGTGAATCTGCTATGTGTGCAGTATCAATACTGCCATCAACATAGTGTTCTGAATTTATTGAGTCGTCAGCTATTTTTGTACCATCTACTGCATCAGCAGCAATTTTAGCTGTTGTAACATTAGCATCTACAATTTTAGCAGTTGTGATTTGTGCGTCTGCAATGTGAGCTGTGTCTATAGATCCATCTACATAATGCTCAGAGTTTATACTATCATCTGCAATCTTAGTTCCATCAACTGCATCTGCTGCAATCTTTGCAGTTGTAACAGCACTATCTGCAATATTAGATGTACCAATAATTTCTGTAGGAATAGATGAATTTGTTTTTGTAAGTATTGCAAGATAAACTGATAAAGTTTCATTTGCTAATGATCCACTATCCCATGTTACATTAACAGTTGTGTTTGTAGAAAAAGATGAACTTGAAATTGTTCCATATCTAAATGCAGCAGTAGTTCCTAAATAAACTTTTATTCTTCTACCTGCATGATATTCTGAAGTTACATTAACACCATTAATAGTAAAAGCAGTTCCGCTTACATAAGCTGCTGTATAAGAACCTGAACCATCACCATACTCTACCCATTGTGCGTCATTGTAAAAATCTCTAGTGTTCTTCATCAATGCTCTGATTGCATTGTTTAGATTTGAAGGTAGCATTCCTTCCGCAGTAGAAATACCATTTAGTGAAGTGTTATCTGATTGGGTTGTTGAATAATCTTTTATACCTGCCATTTAATCTCCTATAAACCATGAGAAAGCCTTATCGCTTTCTTTGTTTCTATCATTTATTAATGTATTGATAGCTTCTTCAATTTGTCTTTGAAAGAACTCTTGTGTTTCAAAACTATATCTAACATTATCTATATCAGTTTTTTCTGTCATCTCAAACCAATTCTTGAAGCAATTACATCAACACCTTGAGCATGAGTCCAAACTGATCCAGATGGTGTTATTACTTTAATTTTAAAATATCTACCAGACTGTCTTACTGGATTATCTCCACTTGTAACCATTGTTGAAGATGTAGATTCGGTAGCTGTATCAGCTAATCGTTCTTTAGTCTTGATAGTTACTGTAGATGTAGCATCCACAATCGGTCTGACATTGGTTATACTACTTCTATGTCCTGGAAACAACTCCATTTCTCTAGTTTCTATAGTACCTTCATTTTCAGTACCTGAGAATATAGCTGCTTTGTAATTATTATCTATTGCACCCAAATATCTTTGTCCACCATTCCAAAAGTCAGTATCTAATGCAATATTAATATTATCTAAGTTTTCAGAAATAATATCCATTAATTCAACTGTGTAAGCACCAACGAATTGTGAGAATATAGAACTAGCACTAGCATCTGCTGTACTCCATTTTTGAGTAGCATAATTATAAATAATTACTTTATCACAAATACCAGTAGTATTAGATGTATCATTTTTAGATGGATATAACCACATAGCTAATTGATTAAAAGGATCTACCGCTGCACAAATTCTATCTGTGTATGCTTTGTTTAAATCTAAATCAAAAAATCTATTTACTTTTTCTGCACCAATAGAAACTACTTGATCTCCATTTAATTCATAGAATCCGTCATCCGCATAGAAAAAGACTCTACGATTATCTTGGCAAACAGTTCTACCTAATACTGCACCTCTATTTGGCGATATGACTGATAATCTAAATACTGTTGCACCACCAACATAGTCCATACGAACTATTTGGTTTTGTCTAAAAATATATGAAATTTCTCCAGAGGTTATGTGAGTTATCTGTCCACCTGATCCTGGTAGGTCTTGCAAGTCTGATTGTTTAGTTCCAGCTGCCCAAGTAGAAATATCATTTATTCCTGACCATTGTATTCTATTAGATGCACCAACATGATTACCTGTTACTAAAAAATCTCTTATAACACCTGAACATTTAAATACTGGTACAGTACCTGATGTTGCAATTGTAGATAAATTTGCAAAGTTAGTTGATGTACCCATTAAATAATATTGAGGTGCATCTACACCATTACTAGCAATTATGTAATTTCCAAATTGTGTAAATGTAAAATAATCAGTATTACCACCTGTTAAACCAGATTTTCTTGATGTAAATGTTCCTGAAGCTAATTGATGTATGTCTGAATTAGTTGCTACAAAATTAAATACAGTATTAGAGTTATCTCTAAATGAACCTGCACCTCTACTATCTTTAGCTATATTGTTAGTAGAATAATTAACTAATGAAGGAAATCTTTTATATGATGATGCTGCAAAATAAACATTGTTAGCAGTATTCGCACCAGGATTATTATATTCTGGTTGGTCAGGTAGCCATTCTCCAAAAGGTATTTGCATTATTCTCCTATTGGTTATTGTTTGTTACAAATTTAGATAAATCATTAAATGAACCTGCAACAGTTACATCACCTCTTTGTTGTAAAGGTGCATTACCATATTGATCTTCTCTATCGTTTCTCTCAAGTCTTTCTAAAGCAGTTGTGTACATTCCTTGCCATTGTTGAAGTCTTTGTGGATCAACACCACCTAAAAAATTAGCAGCATGATATAATGAACCATATAAATAAATTGCAGGATGACTTGCTAATATATAATTAGAAGTATTAGTATCTGATAAAGATGCAAATTTAGCATAATAATTTAATGTTCCTGTGTATGCAGAATCTGGAATAGGTGCAAATCTAAAACTATCTCCAAGTATAGTATATGCTGAAGGCATTCCAGTTGTAGATGAACCTTTAATTTGATCCATTTGAGCTGGAGTAATATATTTTAAAGCATACTTAGTTCCACCTGATGTTATAAAAAAATCTCTTACTTGTAAAAAATCTGTAGGCACAGATTCTGTTTCTGAATCTATTGTAATAGAAGTAGAAGTATTCATTTTTCTAATTCTTAATTTAGAATTAAAATCAGCTTCTGCTAAAACTATAAAATCTTCTGCAATCTCAGTTGTTAAATCTGATCTATTTAACCAGTTAGCTATAGATGTTTTTAAATCTGAATAAGTTGCAAGTGCCATTATAATTTACCTTCTGCTGTTTTAAAATATTTAAACTCATTACTATTTAATTTTGTTTTTAATATTTTTGTTTGAACTTCTTTAGGAAGTGAAAACCAATTGTTACTACCATTATACTCATTCGCCCAAACAGATAAAGCTAAAGTTGGAATAGAAGCTACTCTTTTTAAATCTCTGGATTTTGAATATCCATCGTTTAAATTTAGTAATCTTTTATTGTGTTGTAAATGAGGATCTATATTAACTTCTTCATTCAAAACAATTTTCTTTTCCATTTCATCTAAAGAAAATGTTTCTTTTTTTAAACCATCAATACTTATATCTTTTCTCATCTGCCTTGACCTTTGTATCTTGTTTGTTTTTTTTGTCTGCTTTCTGATTTGTTTTGAGATTTTTTATGACAACCAGGTCTTTTTTTAGGTTGATCTCTTGGAACAAAGTGAACAAACTTTTGTCTAGCCACTAAGCACTCATTTCAGTAACATATACATTTGTAGATGAACCATGAAATACTGCAATTTTTTCGCCAGGTGAAACTTTTAACATTTCTATTTCACCAGATGGTAATAAAGCTGATGTTGCACTTGCAGTAGGTGAACCACCTAAAACAAAATGACAATTAGCATCTCCAACTATTCTTATGTATTCAGTTTGTGAACCAAATGCAGCAGAAGCTGTTGAAGAATTATTAGTATTAAGTTTCTGTGTAGTACCAGGTCTTAAAGCATAATTATAACTCATTTTTTTTCTCCTAATTAATTAAGGGGGAAATACCGCTAGGCAAGATCCCCCATTTATTTATTATCTTCTTATTACAAATGTAACAAGTAATTTTTTAGCTCCAGTAGAACCACCATCAGTAATCATTTCAATAGTGCCATCTTCTTCTACTCTGTTTAAAGCAGTAGGTTTAGCAGAATCTACAGTACCAGCAGCAGAACCAGAGTGAGCAACTGTTATACCACCACCAGTTACAGCAGTACCACCAATTTCAAAAGAAATTGCAGCATTTGCTCCAGATATTGCACCTTGTAAAGCAGTTATAATTTTAACTATTTTACCACCATCAGGTACAGCAACAAAAGTTGATGAAGCTGTAGAAATATCTTCTATTTCAGCAGTTATAAAGTAATCGTTTAATGTTCTCATTTTATTATCCTATTTATTTGCTTCGTTCCGTCATTGACTTCAAAGACCAAACAAAATTGTTAATTGAATGATGGGGGATAATTCCCCCACCACTTTAGATTTATTATGAAGTAGTTAAATCTGTGATTAAACCACTTGCTTTTTCATTTCTTGACTCAAGAGTGTACTCAGCAACCATAAATCTCTGATCTGCGTCAGCAGTCTGAGCTGGTGTTTGTAGAGAGAAATCTCTTAAGAAAGAAACTGCCCAGTATTCCATATCTAGAATGTGAGCATCTTGACCGATTTTAGCAGCAGTACCATTAGCACCTCTGATAAATCTGTTTGGTGATACTTGCATAGTTCCAAAGTCAGATTCGTACACATCAATAGAAGTAATTAATCTTCTATCTTCCGCAGCATCAAATCTAGTAGAACCGCCTGTAAAGCCAGATAGTTTCTGTTTGTTGAAAGCATTTACCATAATCATGTTAGGGTTTCCGCCTTCATTGTAACAGCTAACTAAAATACCTTTTAACTGATCTTCAGTAAAAGCTCTTTGAGTTCCATCTGTTCTTATAGCACCATTACCAGCACCAGAACCACCAGAACCTGCATCAACATTAGTTTCGTACCAAGTTGGACATCCACCAAGTTTTCTTGCAGCTGATGACGAACCAGCAGATTTAGCAACATTAGATAAAAGAGCTGTTTCCATATCTCTTTTTAATTCTTTTGCAGCTTTAGCTACTTGGTAAGCCATCTCATTATTTCTTCCAGCAGAAGTTACAGCTTCGTTAGTTGCAGTAACTTGAATTCCTTTAGTAGAAATTTGAGTGTGGTTATTTTCCAATGTAGTTGGTGACATTGTTCCATAAGTAATGTCAGCACCTTCAACGGCAGCATTTGCAGCAACATCAGCTAGTGCATCTGTTTGCCATTGGTGTAAAGTATTAGTTGCTTTTGTTTTTGCAACTCCAGACATAAAAGGTGTTTCTGTTGGACTAATTGAATAAATTATGTCCGCTAGATCCTCTCTTATACCTATAGTCGTATATGTTTGGTATTTAGCCATTTGTTTTCTCCGTTAGGTTATGTTTATAGATAACGCATCAGTAATTCGGTAGCATCTTTTGCACTTCCGCTTTTCTTCAACGCTTTAATCTTCTTCAACCTAGACTGATTATTTAAATCTTCTTTTGTAGCTTTAACACCTGACTTAACAACTGTAGTTGGTTTAACTTTTTTACTTACTAAATTGGGTTTAGTCGCATTAGCTTTCATACCATCCATGATCACATCAAAATATCTTGAATCATAAATTCTTGAAACATCA